ATTCGTAAAACGGTTTTACTCCAAATAATTTCATGAAAATATCAACTACATATTGAGGAAAGATATATATGATCGGTATTCTAGTAAAACATTTGAATGAATAGAATGGAGTAAAATTTAAATTCTCTCTACTTCGATGAACATAAGTATTATGATCGTACACTGTATTGATCATATTCACTATTTCATTATTATTCATACTCTGAACATATGCACCTCCTCTAGCAAGTCTTAATCCTGACTCAATAATATACTCTCCTCTATATTGCATATTCACCACCCCACTGTATCCGACCATATATTTTTTTACCCATTCTGTAATATGCTTGGGTGCTTCATTATTTGGAGAAATATACTTGTAACTTTCTGTGTATCCGTTCTGCTCTTTGGAATATAAATAGGTAATTTTGTATATAATATTTCCATTCAATAACACATAATCTGTCATATTTTCCGTCCCTTCAATGTATTCTGACCACATCATGTCATCAATGTGTTTGTATTTCTGCAAGTGTTCGTATGAAGTGATTTTAAAACAATTTTTACTACTCGCGCTTTTATGTCCCCATCGAGGTTTTATGAATATAGGATAATTCACGCTACTAGTGGGGGAAATGTTTTTTGGGTCACCGCATGCCAAATCTTGAGATTGTGCTACCCATAATTTATCGTAGACAAAGTTGTATTTTGGATACAACTCGAATGCGCGTTTATCGAACATAGGTAGTCTTTTGGTGAATGATATTTCGAAAGGATCAGTATATGGATTGAAAAAACCCATGATGCTGCACCAGGTATCATCATAAGGTAATATTTTTTTATACAATTCCTCCATGTAAAATGGACAGAAAATAAATTCAGATAAATAATTTAGTTTCATAAGTCACATTCCTAAACAAAAGCTGCGGTAAAAAATAAATTACGTTAGTTACATAATTTATGTTTTATGAAATATGATATTTGATATTAAGTTTTTGATGCTATAATTAGCACTAAAACAAAGACTAAAACACTAGGTGCTTAGTTGGAGTAGGCAAGACCACCCATGCCACTCATCACGCGGAGCACATTGTAGTTGGTAGCGTAGACACGAACCTTGGCGGTCTGAGTTCCTTGCACGGTGTTGTTGGAGAGGACAAGCTGAAGGGTAGCGTTGTCAATACGGGAGAAGTTGCAACTGCCGGAAGGCTGGTGCTCCTCAGGGCGAAGGGCGAAGGAGTACACGTTGATACCAGAGTCAGGGCTGCGGGAGTGGTGCTGGAAGGGCTGGACGGTGTCGAAGTAAGATCCCTCACGCTCAGAGAAGCGGTCCTGACCGTTAAGCTGAAGCTTGGCAACAACCACAGGGTTCTCGCCCCAGCAGTGCATGTCAAGGGCGGTCTCGGCAAGCACGAAGGTACCGGCATCAGAGACGTAGACACCATTAGCATCACCACCATTATTGCTATCGAGCTCAGCGAGCTGGAAAGATTGACCTCCGGCGGTGTTGGTATCATCGTCTTTAATGACAGAAGCAAGAGAGAGGGAGTTTCCGAAAGCCTTGAAGGAAGGAGGAAGGACGTCAATAGCGTCGGTGTAGTTGAAAGCCTGGGCACCCTTGGCAACGAAAAGATCCTTAGTGTTGTTATCCAAAGAGGCACAGTAGTCAACGTTAGCATCAGGCTGGGCAACCCACACAAGCTCCTTACAGGGGTGGTTGAAGTTGAGCTTGATCTTGTTGGAAGAGGAACCAACAGACTCGTCACCAGTGAACTGGAGCTGCTCAATCAAGTACTCGTGGGGGTTCTGGGCCATTCTGCGGCGCTCATCGGTATCAAGGAAGATGTAATCAACGTAAAGGGAGGCGGCAACAAGGGACTTGCTGTACTGGTTGGTATCCTTCTTGTTATCATTCACAGCCCACAAGCACTCATCAAGAGGACGGAGATCAAGGTTGATCTTCACCTCGTGGTACTGAAGAGCGATCAAGGGAAGGGCAAGACCAGGGTTGCGGCAGAACCAGAACTGAAGAGGCACGTAAAGGGTGGTCTCAGGGAGAGCCTTGCGAGGAGCGCACACCTGAGGAGCGGCACCGGTATCACAAGGAGTGTTAATAGCGGCGTACTCGCTATCAATGGTGTAAGTCAAAGCGGTGGTGTGGCCAATCATCTTGTAGTAACCAGCCTTCTGGTTAGCAGACATGGTGAGCTGGGTCCAGATGTGCATCCAGTCGCCATACTGACGGTCGATGCGCTGACCACCGATCTCAACCTCCACCTGGGAGATAAGCTGGTGACCAGGGAAGTCCAACCAACGAGCCTCCTGTTTAGCGTCAGAGACAGCCACCTCAGGAAGAGTCACCTGAAGGTAAGTCTTGCTGGCAAGATCACCGTTGCGGCTCACGGTGCAGGTCACACGACGACCGAAATCGGCTTGACCGTTGAAAGTTTGTTCGATAGATTCCATAGAAAAGTTAGTGTATCTGCGGTAAGTCACCTTCCAGAAAGTGATCTGAGGATTACCAGTGAGATAGACGTCTTGAGCGCCATAAGCTACGAGTTGCATTAAACCACCACCCATTTTATAATATTGCTAAAGATAAAAAAAAAATGATTTTAAATTTAAATTTAAATTAAATTAAAATTCAGACCCAAATAATACATCTGAATTTTACCTATATTCGCTTCGCGAAGTGTGATATATATCTGTTTCACTTCAGTTTCATATTTTTCTCAATAAACTTTGTCAAGTATGAGTCACGATACACTTCGCGCTTATTCTCATGTTTTTTCTTAAATATATAGAAGTCATTTTTTTTGTGAATAGTCCATCCGTCCTCCAAAGCATTATATATAAAGTCTTTTTTGCAGCTTATTAACTTATCATTCATGTTTACGTTCATTTCGACATTCATTAAAACAGGCACATAAAAGATTTATAGGAATTTAACTTTTTCTAAAGGAAATAAAAGACGATTATAAAAATAGACTAATCCTTATACAATATTAATGTATACATATTTAAAAATAAATATACAATTATCTTATGCCTTCGTTTAAACCAAAATGTGATAAAAAGCTAAAGTTCAATGTCACGCCCGTAACTTTGGATGACAAACATCAACATCATATTGATACATTCAAGCAAAACAATGTCGAGAAAATTCCCACCATGAAGCAAAAAATAATGTCACTAAAGAGTGAACACAAGGCTTGTAAACAAATAGAGAAAAAATTAGAAATCGTGGACAAAATAGTTCAACTGAAAGAAGACATACGCAAATTGAAAAAGCAGGAAAAAAGTTATTTGCTCAACAATGCAAATTTGATATTCGATTATTTCGAGGACAAGAAAAATGTTACAAATGATAATAATATCAAGAGTAAAAAACTGAATGCGTTTTTCAAGATTGGTGCTAAGGAGCAACCGAAAGAGTCAGAGAGAATTAACAATAACGTGACGAAGTATTTGTCAAATATAGATGACAAGTTTATCACATTTGAGAAACAAAAAGATAATTCATGTGAGGCGTGTGGAAAAGGTGAAATGGTTTTTTCAGAAGTGGATGGACTGCTGGTATGTACAGAGTGTCATAAATGTGATTTACTTTTGATAGATAATGACAAGCCGTCATTCAAAGAGCCTCCAAAAGAAATTTGCTTTTATGCTTATAAACGAATCAATCATTTTCGTGAAATTTTGGCACAATTTCAAGCAAAAGAAAGTACTCAAATTCCTGAACAGGTAATTGAAGATTTGAAATATCAAATTAAAAAGGAAAGAATCCATTTGAAGCAACTTACAAACTCCAAGACAAAAGAGATATTGAAAAAACTGGGATACAATAAGTATTACGAGCACATACCATTTATAAAGGATATGATAGGCATCAAGCCTCCAAGCATGACCCCGGAACTGGAGAATACTCTATGTAATTTATTTACTGAGATACAAGAACCATATGCAAAGTATTGCCCAGACGATCGTGTAAATTTTCTTAATTACTATTACACAATATATAAACTTTGCGAGTTATTGGATCAGCG